TATTACCATTTGCTATTAAAGTTAAAGATCCTTCAGAAGTTAATGTTTCTGAAGATGCATCTATAGCAACTAATTTCCAATTTGAATCTCCCGTTTATCTAAGTGGTGGACATGAATATGCTCTTGTTCTTGTAACTCCAGCTGAAAATTATAATTGTTGGATATCAAGAATGGGTGAAGTTGATATATCTACTGCTAATTTACCTGATGAACAACAAGTTCTTATCAGTCAACAACCATATCTTGGTTCATTATTCAAATCCCAAAATGGTACTACTTGGGATCCAAGTCAGTATGAAGATATGAAGTTTAATCTTTATAAGGCTAAATTTAATATTGGACCTTCAGTTGCAAGATGGTTTAATTCATCACTTGCTCTTGGTAATGGTCAAGTTCCAAAATTAGTTAATAATCCAATTACAACTCTTTCTAGAAAGGCAATTGCTGGTATTGGTAGTACATTTGTTGAATATACTGGTTTAGTTCCTGGCGTAAATATCAGTCAAGCTGGTAATGAAAGTGCTAAGGCAACTCTAGTAAACATTGCTGGTATTGCTACTATCAATGGATCAAATGATTTAACTGTTATTAATCCTGGCGTTGGTTATACTCCTTCTAGTGGTGTATTTACATATAATGATGTTCCAATGGTTACTCAGACTGGAGATGGAACTGGTGTTATTGGTAATGTAACTGTTAATAATGGTGTGGTGGGTGTTGTTACTTTCTCAAATGGTGGACAAAACTTTGCTGTAGGTGACACTCTTGGTATTGGAACTTTAGGTCTAGGAAATGGTAGTGGTGCTGTTATTTCAGTTGGACTTATTACTGCTTACAATACTTTAGTATTAGATGAAATACAGGGAACATTTAATATAGGTGTTGGTACTGTTATGTTTGATAATGGTTCTGCTGTAATTGGACTTGATGGTAAGACTGGTATAGGAACTACCGTTGATGGTAATGTTGGAAGTGCTCATACTATAAGTTCGTTTGATGTTGATCAAACTAATGATGGTTTACACTTTAGAGTTGCTCATCGTGCTCATTCAATGCACGCTTTTAATAACTTAGTTCATTTGGATCTAATTCAATCAGACGTTCCTTCTACTGATCTTACTACTGATTTACCTTACAATGCTACGGGTAATATTAATGTACAATCTTCCTCTAATTTTGATACTTTTGAAGGAGTTGGAGTTGGAACTACTAACTATGGTTTGGCTATAATTGGTGATGAAATTATTTCTTATACTGGAGTTGCTAATGGTCAAATTGTTGGTATTACAACAAGAGGTATGTTTGGATCTGATATAGAAAGTCATGATAGTGGTGATGCTATTGCAAAATATGAATTTGGTGGAGTATCTCTAGCAAGAATTAATAAGATTCATAATTTAGCTAACGAAGCTAGTCCATCTGTTCCAAATGATAAAGGATTGGATTTCTATCATATTAAAGTTGATCTTAATAAAAATGGAACAGATAGAAGTAGTAGTTCTTTCCCAGATTTATACTTCAAAACTACTAAACGTGGTGGTGGTGCAGATTGTCAGGCTTCTCAAAATATACAGTTTGAAACTATGACACCTAATGTTCAAACTATGACTCCTCCTGGCACAAATGTTGGTGCTAGAATAAGAACAACTTCTGCAACAAGTATTGATGGAACAGAACTTTCATTTGCAGATCAAGGATGGCAAAATCTTGAATTAGGATCTCAAAATCATTTTAGTACTCCTAGAATGGTTGCTTCTCAAATTAATGAAGATAATAAGATTGGGGCAGAAATACCAGCTAAGAAATCGTTAGCAATGGAAATACTTTTATCTAGTAATAATATTAATGTTTCTCCTGCTATTGATATAGATCGAGTAAGTAATGTTTTAACTACAAACAGACTTAATAGTCCAGTTTCAAACTTTGCTTCTGATAGTAGAGTTTGTAAAACAGGACAAGATCCATGTGCATCATATGTTTCCAAGATGGTTGTTCTTAATAACCCAGCAAGTGAAATCACTGTTGAATTTTCTGCTTATAGATCACCAAATTCTGATATTAGAGTCTTCTATAAGACAATGACTGAAGGTACAGTTGACAATAGCTTAGATAGAAATTGGGAACCATTCCCAGGCTATACTAATATAGATCAATTTGGTGCTGTTATTAATCCAACCGATAATAATGGACTTTCCGATCAGAAAGTACCTGCAAGTATAGGAGGTGAATTTAGAGGATACACTTATAGTACAAGAGAAATTCAACCATTTACTAAGTTCCAACTTAAAATTGATATGGTAGGAACAAATCAAGCCTTACCTCCAATTATTAGAGAACTTAGAGCTATTGCACTTGCATAATGTCAAATTTTGTCCCAGTTGAAGGTAGAATGGGTCTCTATAGAGATACTGAATCTACTGCTATAGTTAATAATAATACTCATGAATATAATACTTACATGGCTAGAAAAAAAGCCATGCAAGAAAAAAATAATGAGTTAGATCAAATGAAAGAAGATCTTGATGGTATGAAAGATGAGATGAGTGAAATCAAATCTTTATTATTGTCATTAAACCAAAAACTAAATAATTAGAAAAATGGCAAAACAGGTAATCACATTTGATCCAGACGTTGCCGTTCCTTATGGTTCAAATCTAACCATATATTCTGGCGCAGATTTTAACGCCGTATTTACAGTAAGGACTTCTGCTGGTTCTAGTCTTAATTTCACAAATTATACTGGAAAAAGTAATATGAAGAAATCTGTAATAGGAACTGCTAATACTTTTGGTGTCACATTAGGAACTACCGATGGTAAAGTAACAATTTCTATGGGTTCAACAGTTACATCAACTTTATCAGAAGGTAGATATTTGTATGACGTTAATGTGAGTTCTGGTTCCACTTTCTTCAAAATTGTTGAAGGAAACATTCTTGTTAAAACTGGTATTTCGACTTAAGGGGTAAATATGGCACAACCAAGTTCTAGACAAGGTTTAATTGATTATGCTAAAAGACAACTCGGTTATCCTGTTCTGGAAATCAACGTCGCTGATGAACAGTTCAATGATCTGTTAGATGATGCTGTTCAGATTTATCAAGAAAGACATTATGATGGCATCGCAAGGATGTATCTTAAGTACAAGATTACGCAAGAAGATGTAGATAGAGGAAGATCGAGAGGTGCTGGTAAGAATGTAGGTATAGTAACAACAACTGGTACATCAACAGTAGGATTATCAACTACTTTTGATTTTGAAGAGAATCAGAATTATCTTCAAATGCCAAGTTCAATAGTTGGTGTTAATCAGGTATTTAAAATAAGATCAGATACTGTATATGATGGACTTTTCAATATCAAATATCAGTTATTCTTAAACGACTTATATCAGTTTGGTTCTATTGATCTTTTACAGTATTCAATGGTTCAAACTTATTTGGAAGATATTACTTTCTTATTGAATCCTGATATGAGATATAGGTTTAATATAAGACAAGATAGGTTATATATTGATACTGATTGGGCTCAAACTACTGTTGGTGATTATTATGTTATTGATTGTTTTAGAATATTAGATCCAAATGATTTTACTAAGGTTTATAATGACCCATTTTTAAAGAGATATTTTACTGCATTATGTAAGAAACAGTGGGGTATGAATCTCATTAAGTTCCAAGGTGTTCAACTTCCAGGCGGGGTTCAACTTAATGGTAGAGAAATATATGAAGATGGTCAAAGAGAGTTAGACGAAATCAGATCCAAAATGTCTCTTGATTATGAAATGCCTCCTCTCGATGTGGTTGGTTAATAATTATGGCATTAAATCCGTTTTTCTTACAAGGGTCTACAGCAGAACAAGGTTTAGTTCAAGATCTTGTTAATGAACAGTTGCGAATGTATGGCATTGAGTGTCATTATATTCCTAGAAAATTAGTTACTTCTAAGACAATAATGAGGGAAGTTATCGAATCAAGGTTCGATGAAGCTTTTCCTCTTGAAGCCTATATGGCTAATACAGATGGATATGCTGGAAGTAGTGATATATTAACTAAATTTGGTGTTCGTTCTACTGACGAAGCTACATTTATTATTTCTAGAGAAAGGTTTGAACAAGCTATTTCTCCTTTTTTAAAAGAAGATGGAGAATATACACTTTCCAATAGACCCAAAGAAGGTGATTTAATATTTTTTCCATTAGGTAAAAGGTTATTTGAAATTAAATTCGTTGAACACGAAAAACCATTTTATCAACTTAAAAAGAATTATGTTTATGAACTTCAATGTGAACTCTTTGAATATGAAGATGAGGTCATTGATACTGATGTATCTGCTATTGATTCGACTGTCCAAACAGATGGTTACATAGCTAGATTAGTTCTTGCTGGAATAGGAAGTACTGCTACTGCTAGTACTGGTATTGTTTATAATGCAGTTCATAAGATTTTTGTTCAGAATGATGGATATGGATATGCTGCTGCCCCAACAGTATCCATTAGTACATCTCCTGGCACAAATGCAACTGCTGTTGCCATAATGACAGAAAGATCTGGTATTGCAACTGGAAAATCTATTGATAGAATTTTGATGATTAACCCAGGCAACCAATACACTGGAATACCCACTGTAACAGTGCCTGGCACGGGTATAGCTACAGCGGGTATCACTACATTAGGTTCGGTTGGTATTGTTACTATTACTAGTGGTGGTTCGGGTTATACTACAACACCATCAGTAACTTTTGTTGGAGGTGTTTCTGGTGCTGCTGTTACTGCTACTGCTGAAGCTGTAATGGTTGGTGGTACTGTTAGATATATTAGACTATCAAATGCTGGTACAGGATATACTTCAGTTCCAACTATTAGTATTGGTGCTGCAACTTCAATAGGAGATGGTGATTATATCTTTAATGAACCAGTTAGGTTTGCTTCTTCTACAGATACCGCTATGGTTAAAGTTTGGGATGCAAGTTCTAAAACACTTGATATTTCAATGCTTACTTCAATGGCATTACAGGTTGGTGAAAAAGTAACTGGAGAAACATCTGGTGCTGAATATATAATTGAATCAATTAGTTACAACCAACCAAGTGACTTTCCAAATAGTGAATATGTTGCTGATCAATATTCCGATAATCAGACCTTTGAGACAGAAGCTGATGACTTATTAGACTTCACAGAAAGGAACCCGTTCGGAACATTCTAAATAGTTAGAAAGCTTTGATATGTTAGGTACTTATTTCTATCATGAGATACTGCGAAAGACTGTTATAGGTTTCGGTACTCTCTTCAATAATATTAATATCCGTCATTCGGGGGATGGTGGTAATGCTTATAGTGTCATGAAAGTTCCTCTTGCATATGGACCTATGCAGAAGTTCTTGGCAAGAATTCAACAACAAGCGGATTTAGATAGACAGACTGCTATAACTGTTCCTAGAATTTCATTCGAAATGACAGGTCTTACCTATGATTCTACAAGGAAGACTGGTATAACTCAGACATTTACTGCAAAGAATAATACGAAAGCAAGAAAGGTTTATATGCCTGTTCCTTATAATGTTAATTTTGAATTAAGTATAATGTCAAAATTGAGTGATGATGGACTTCAAATTGTAGAACAAATACTTCCATATTTTCAACCATCATTCAATATAACAATTAACCTTGTAGATTCAATTGGTGAAAAGAAAGATGTGCCAATTGTTTTAGAAGGAATTGATATGGCTGATGATTATCAAGGTGGTTTTGAGAGTAGACGAATAATTATTCATACTTTAAGATTTACTGCTAAAACACATCTATTCGGTGCTATTGCAGATACATCAGAAGGTCTCATCAAGAAAGTTGATGTGGATATGTATGCTGATACAGATCGTAAGAGGGCTAAGAGGGTTCAGAGATACAGTGCTACTCCTAAGGCACTTAAGGATTATGATTCTGATGAAACAACAGTTGTTGATGGTGCAATATCTAAGACAGTCACTAAGATTAAGTTGAGTGCAACAACTGATATTAGTACTGGTGAAAGAATTATTATTGACAGTGAAATCATGAAGGTCAGAACCAATGATACTGCGACTGCAACTCTTACAGTATTCAGAGGTTATGATAATACTACTGCTGCAGTACATGAACATAATGCAGCGGTTAATATCCTCAGCACTGATGATGATGCAGCGATAGAATTTGGTGACGATTTTGGATTCAATGAAACTACTTCATTCTTTACGGATGGAAAGGTTTATAGTCCATCTCAGGGGATAGATGTATAGTATGTCTAAAGAATATAAATCTATAAACAAAGCTCTTGATATTACTGAAGTAGAGGTTTCTACTACTCCTGAAGGTGGGTGTATTCCTAGAAAGAATACTCTTACAAAGGTTGAAGATAAGAATGACAGTGTAAAAGATTATGAGTATACTAGAGGGAATCTATATTCCCTCATTGAAAAGGGACAAGAAGCACTTAATGGTGTTTTAGAACTTGCTCAAGAAAGTGATAGTGCTAGAGCTTATGAAGTTGCTGGTCAAATGATTAAAGCAACTGCAGATACAACTGATAAGTTAATTGACCTTCAACAAAAAATGAAAGAACTTGATGAGGTTCCTAATAATGGTCCAACTAATGTTACAAATGCACTATTCGTGGGTTCTACTGCAGAACTCTCGAAGTTGATAAAAGCACAAAAGAAGCAAGATGATAAATGAAATCTCAAGATCTATCAGAATTTTTTAATCTTCTTGGAGAAGCTAAGAAGGAAAAGAAAGAAGAATTTGACAAGTTACTTAAAGAAGCTAATATTGATTTAGATTCATTAGTTTCTTCGGCTTTTGATGGAATTGAAAAAGCTAAAGTAGAACAAAAAGATCAAAAAGAAAAAGAAGAAAAATTTGTAGAACAATTAGATGATGTTGTAGTGGAACTTAATGATCCACTTGATCTTAAACAAGTTGTTAATTATAAACAAGAAATAAAAGATGAATTATTAGTACCAAAATCTATTACTGTTGGTGTTCCAGAAGATTTTGATATATCTTCTTTAGAGATAGAAGAAGAGAAGGTAGATGATGTTGCTTCAACATATAAAGAGTTGAAGAAAGAAATTGGTAGTAAGAAGAAACCAGTAGAACCTGCTATTGAGAAAATTAAAGAAGATGATGATACTATAACTAAGGCTCTTAAATTTATTGAATCTCAAGGAGTTAAAGAAGAATTACAAAATATTGGTCCAAATGATCCAGAAGTTGATGGTGTTAAGAAACAAATTGCAGAATTAAGAGGTATTCTCTATAAAGTTCTTGCTCATGGGCCTGGTTCTGGTGAAACTAGACTTGAGTTCTTAGATGATGTTGATAGAGATACTGCTAAAGTTGATGGTAAAGTTCTTACATATGATGAAACTACTGATAAGTGGAAAGGAGCAGCGGCCTCTGGTATTGGAACAGAAGGTAGTATTAATACAAGTGGTATTGTAACTGCTTCTAGTCTTGTTTCAACTGGCAATGTAACTGTTGCTGGTGATCTGAATGTTACTGGCGATATAAGTTATGATGAAGTAACGGGTAGAAATCTTAATGTTAGTGGTGTTTCAACTCTTGGTTTTGCTACTGTAGGTAATGCTTATGTTGTTGGGGTTATAACAGCAGCAACATTTAAAGGAGGGACATTTACTGGTGATGGATCAAATTTAACAGGAGTTGCATCTACAGATAATATAAGGACTAATACAAATGCGACATTCCTCCAAAACATTAATGTATCTGGTACATCTACTGTAGGTGGAAATGTATTAGTAGGAAGTGGAATAACACTAAGTCCAGATGGCAATGCATATGCTACTGGTATCATAACCGCAACAACATTCAAGGGAAATTTTGAGGGTGGAACATTTACTGGTGATGGTTCAAATTTAACTGGTGTTGCATCTACAGATAATATAAGAACTAATACCAATGCTACGTTCTTACAAAATATTAATATAGTTGGCACATCAACCGTAACTGGTGGAGTTATTGGTGATGTAACTGGTGACTTAACGGGTAATGCCGATACAGCTACTGCATTAGAAACTGCTAGAACTATTGGTGGGGTATCATTCGATGGTACTGCTAATATTAACCTGCCTGGCGTCAATCAGAGTGGTAATCAGAACACTTCAGGTACTGCTGCTAATTTAAGTGGAAATCCTAGCATTAGTGTTACTAATATAACTGCAAGCGGCAATGTAACTGTTGGTGGAACATTAACCTATGAAGATGTTACTAATGTAGATTCTGTCGGACTTATAACTGCAAGGTCTGGAATTAAAGTTGGAAGTGGAATAACCTTAAGTCCAGATGGTGACATATATGCTATTGGTGTTACAACTGTTACTGGTAACTTAGTTGTTGGTGGTGATCTAGATGTTACTGGTGATATTTCATATGATGAGGTATCAGGAAGAAATCTTAATATTAGTGGCGTATCTACTTTCAATCAAGTAAAAGTTGGAAGTGGAATAACACTAAGTCCAGATGGAGATTCATATTATACAGGTGTTACTACAATCACCAATAGTGGTGTTGGAACAGTTCATGTAGGATATGGAAATACTGCTTTAATAGTAGATGGTGACTTAAGGGTTCTTGGTATTCTTACTGTTGGTGGATCATCTGTAACTATTGATGGAGATAATAATCAACTTAGTGTTGGTATTGTTACTGTTACAAATTCTACTATTATACTTGGTGATAATGTATCTTTAGACGCATCTGCAACTGGTATTAACTCTGCACCAAATGTTCTTTATGTTGCTAAGGATGGTGTTGATACTAATAATGGAACATCAATTGATAATGCATTTTTAACTATTAAGGCAGCAGTTGGTGCTGCATCATCAGGAACTACAGTTAAGGTTCTTTCTGGAAAGTATACAGAAAATAATCCAATTTCAGTTCCTGCATTTGTTTCTATTGTAGGAGATGATCAAAGAACAGTAGAGGTTACTGCTAGTAATACAACTAGTGATATTTTCCATGTAAGAAAAGGTGATAAATTAGCAAATATGACTTTTAAAGGTCATCTTGCTCCTGCAGCTGCGGTTTCTTTCCCAACAGATGAAATAGCAGAAAACGTAGGTGGTGGTAAGTGGAAAGGTCCATATATTCAAAACTGTACTAGTGATACTACTACAGGAAAAGGAATTTATATTGATGGTGATCAAGCAAGATTATTGAAAGCAATGAATGTTGATTCCTTCACTCAATATAATCAGGGAGGAGTTGGAATTGCTGTTACTAATAATGGATTTGCTCAATTAGTTTCAGTATTCACTATCTGTTGTAATGAGGCAGTTACAGTTCATAAAGGTGGACAAGCAGATATTGCAAATAGTAATTGCAGTTTTGGTACTTATGGTTTAGTTGCTAAGGGAGTAAGTGATCTTCAGTACACAGGTGTAGTTACTTCAACTGCAGCAATATCACAAGCAGAAGTATCAGTTAATGTGGATACTCCATCACATAATATCAGTGGTTTTAATTATACTCATCAGACTGGTATAGCAACTATAACTACAGGAACTGCTCATGGGTTCCAAGTTGGAATGGGAGTCACTATTGCTAATATTGCTGTAAGTTGTGCATATGGAAATAAGACATATCCACACAGAAAACCTTATATCTTTGAAGTAGAGTCTGTTCCTTCTACTACAACTTTCTCTGTTAATGTTGGTATCTCTACTGTTGCTCATACATATCAATCAGGAGGAACTGCTAAGATTGATGTTGATAGACCATATGATGGACAGTTGGTTTACTTTGATAAACTTTATAAACAAGTAAAATCAATTACTGTCACTAATGGAGGAAGTGGATATACTTCTACTCCTACAATAACTGTTGGTGCTCCTACTGGACCTAGTGGAGAAACTGCTTCTGCATATGCTACTCTAGAT